TTCCGCAGGTTTGTAATATGTTAGATCCGGAGGTGCAATGCCCGTGACTTCCTGCGTTACTGTATATTTTTCACCATTCGGTGCCGTAACGACATCCCCAGGATAGTATGTGGAGTCTGGATTCCAAGTTCCTTTGAAGTTTTCCGAATCTGCAATCTGATCCAGGATGTCCTTGAACTCCTGTGCATCCACTAGTGGTTTACATTTTGCCCTATATAGGTGTGGATACCATGTTACACTAAACCCTTCAGCAGCACGATTTACGTCTTCCACAACATAGAATCTTTTTAGTGCATAATTCAAATCGTTAAGTGCATATTCGTCCTTGAGGTGTGGTAATTCTATTACATCACCCGGAATTATCTTTCTACCAAGTTTTTCAACTGTATCTGTAATATGGAATGTGATGAATATTGTATCATTCTGTAGGAAAAGTCCGAACTGGCTAAGATTAAAATCAATATCCTGCACATTATACACGCCACGCATGACATACACATCAGGATCATATTTTCTGTCCCTATTTTCCAGGAATAGCATGTCCTGTATGTTTGTGGGGCTTAGAGTATCATATTTAGGCTGCGATGGCGTTCCTACTGTATCTGCTGTTGCTTCGGCACCCAAATACTTGTGCATAAGCACGTCGGTGCCACCAACTTGGAACATCTCCCAGGCAGTCTTGTCTATGAACTTGTAATCATTGCCCTTTTCCGGGCGGTATAAACTGAGTCTTGGCATAGTATATGTATTTACCGTTTTCTGCGCAAGGCATAAATAGTAATATGAGCCAAATTGATACAGCAAAACAGGAAGTATTCGACTACGTTAGACTCATGCTAGGTGATGGCATGATTGACGTGGAACTTGACCCGGAACACTACGAAACAGCACTCAAGAGAGCATTGGGTGTATTTAGACAGCGTTCGGATAATTCAGTGGAAGAAAGTTACATTACTCTAAGCCTTGAAGAAAATCAAAACGAATACATACTTCCAAAGGAAATACAGCAGGTAAGGCAGATTTATCGCAGAAGCGTTGGATCAAGGACTGGTAGCGGAACTGGTGGAACTGTGTTTGAACCATTCAATCTAGCCTACACAAATACATATCTACTAAGTTCAACCAACATGGGCGGATTAGCCACATACGAATTATTTGCACAGTATCAGGAACTTGTAGGAAAGATGTTTGGTTCATTCATCAACTTTACATGGAATCCGCAGAGCAAGAAACTAATTATTATGCAACGTCCAAGAGGCACGGAAGAAGTTTTATTATGGGCATACAACGACAAGCCGGACTTTGTAATATTAGAAGATGTATATTCAGGACAGTGGATCAAGGATTATACACTGGCAAACTGTAAGGTAATGCTAGGACAGGCAAGAGAAAAATTTGCATCTATCGCAGGACCACAGGGCGGAACAGCACTTAACGGTGCAAGCATTAAGCAAGAAGGCTTTAACGATATTGAACGCCTAACCATGGAACTTGGAACGCAGGTTGCAGGCGGACACGGATACAGTTGGATCATAGGATAATGAAAATTTCGGAACTAGTTAATGAAGAAGAACTGAACACCATGTTCAACGAAGTTGCCAAGATGGTGTGGGGCAGAACCGGAGGAACAGCCAAGGGTGGTAAAACTTCGCTTCGTTTTAGATGCTCGGTGGGTCCAAGAAAGGGCAGACAGGTAAGCCATCCTTCAAAATGTGTTCAGCAATATCAAGTAGGCAAGGCACAAAAGATGAAAACTACTCGTGCAAGAACTGCACCAACACAGGCTCGCAGACAACAGCGTACCAAATCAATCAATACAGCGAGTGTTTTGGCAAGAAAACTCAACACTGGCAAGCCAGGACAGCCAAAACCATTCTATTAAACACTTGACATTTAATCTAAAGACGCTATAATATAACTTTATAGGAGAGTTATATGATTATAGGCGTTTGCGGATTCATCGGTTGTGGCAAGGATACTGTTGCCGATTACTTGGTAAATTTCCACGAATTCCGCAGAGAAAGTTTCGCAGATTCTCTAAAGGATTCTGTTGCGGCAGTATTTGGTTGGGATCGAACCATGCTGGAAGGTAGAACAAAAGAATCAAGAGAGTGGCGCGAACAGGTAGATCCTTGGTGGGCAGAGAGACTTAACATGCCTACCCTAACTCCCCGTTGGGTTCTACAATATTGGGGCACTGAAGTATGCCGTAAAACCTTCCATGATGATATTTGGATTGCCAGCATAGAAAATAAACTTAGACAGAGCAAGGATAACATTGTAATAAGCGATGTGCGTTTTCCAAACGAAATCAAGGCAATCAAGAATCTAGGCGGTAAGATTATATGGGTTACACGCGGAGAATTACCCGAATGGTATGATGACGCTGTTAAGGCTGTTTCCGGCTCAAATTATCATCTTAATGAAATGAAAAGACGCCAAATTCATAGCTCTGAATGGGCGTGGGTAGATACTAAATTTGATAATGTAATTGCAAATGATAACACTATAGACGATTTATATAATACAGTTAAATCAATAATCAGCAACTAAATCACCTTGCTTCCAGCGTATTCCTTCCTTGGCTAAAACAGTCCTACAATTGGCACACACTGTCTTTAGATTAGAATGTCTACAATTATCCAAGTTTTCGTCAACATGGAATACTCTGAATACTTCCTCGTGTTGTGATTTAAAACCGCACTTATCACACTGCTTTTTAATTCTATATCCTGCACGATACCATCTAGGAACACCGTGATGCAAACCATGTGCAGAACAGGCTTCACATAGGCTCCTGTAGTAGGTCTTGCCATTCTTCTTATAGTTTACTGCTCGCGGTCTTAAACCGCATTTACATAACGGTCTCATGCATGTATTTACACCTTTTCTATCCCTTTATTAATAATGCCTTAAAGCACCATTTTTTGATTATTCCGCTAAATACAATATAACAATGCATTACGTAATGAATTGAATTATTACCAGGAGATAACAGCATGGCACTAACATCACCCGGCGTAGAAGTTACGGTAATAGATGAGAGTTTTTATACCCCGGCTGAACCGGGAACGACTCCGCTAATTGTCGTTGCAACGGCCCAAGACAAAACTAATGCCGCAGGCACTGGGGTTGCTTCAGCAACTACGGCGGCGAATGCAGGAAATGCATTTAAAGTGACAAGTCAAAAAGAATTAGTAGATCTTTTTGGAGTTCCAAACTTCGAAAAGACAGCGAGCAATACACCTATTCATGGTTCAGAATTGAACGAATATGGACTATTAGCAGCATACAGTTTACTAGGTGTTTCGAACGCAGCATTCGTAACTAGAGCGGACGTAGACTTAAACCAGTTACAAAGTTCAGCAGAGGCTCCGGGAGCGAATCCTCCAGACGGAACATGGTGGATTAATACTGGATCTACATCTTGGGGAATCCAAGAATGGAATTCAGCAGCAATCAGCACAACAGGCGGACAGAAATTTGCAGCAAAAACACCTATCGTTTTAACAGACGATGATGCAGCAAAGATTTCAAACAACGCACCACTAGGATCAGTAGGATCAATTGGTGACTATGCAGTTGTTTTTGAAACAGTAGGAACAGCATCAACAGGAACATTTTCATTTGCTAATGAAGTGGCAAGAATGTATCTTAAATCTGCTGGAAATACAGCATCAGGTGTTGCAGCAGGCGATTGGGTACTTGTTGGTTCTCAGGAATGGAGAGCAAGTATTCCAACAGTAATTACAGCACAATTAACAGGTGCAAAAATTACAGCAGCAGCAGGTAATTTTACACTTAACGGAACGTTAGTTACAATAGGTGCTAGTGATACCGTTGACGATATTGTAAACAACATTAACGGATTGAGCATTGCAGGAACAACTGCTAAGAATGTAAGTGATAGAATTTACATCTATACAGATGGAACTTCAAACACCAACGCAAATACAGTTGTTATTGTTGCAGGAACTGCTGATTTAGATGAATTAGAAATTTCAGCAGCGACTTATAAAGGCCCTGAACTGTATCAAAATCCACACACACTAGTTCCACAATGGAAAGGTACTCCAGGAACTGATGTAAATGCAAGACCTACAGGATCTGTTTGGATCAAGACTACAGAACCTAACAACGGTTCAAGATGGAGAGCAAGCAAGTGGGATTCAGCAACAACTAGTTGGGTTTCAGCAGAGGCTCCACTTTATGCAAGCGGACATTCAGC